CTGCCATATGATTCTCCAAAAGCCCAAAAGCCCTTGCCGAATTTGATTGCGACTGTTTTAACTGCATCGCAAAAGTTGCAGTAGTACGTACTAATAGTTGCTGTGGTCATTATACCCATCCTTGTAAATTTTTATTTCGTGTTGTTGTGCCGTTGTTCCAAGGATGCAAGTCCTTGAGTCTAGGCGCTGCGCCGTTGTGGTCGAGCATATGTTGATAGGCAAACTGCCAATCTTGCTTATACTCTGTCTTAGCCCATACGAGGTAATCGTTTTTCATGGATGGTTTAGATCCAAACAATGCTCGTAGGACTGTAATCACTTTTTTCATAGTGTTCTCCTGTTTCTATGTTTTGGATGCTTGAGGAATAGCAATACCCCGTGTCATTTCCACGGCGTCAATACCCTTTGGATATCGTCAATTGCATGTTTAGGAGTGCTTTCTTATCTCCCATAGTCTATCCTATGTGTCTGTGTGTTGTTAAAATTCGCCATCTACGGCTCTCTTAACATTGTTATTTATACAATAGTACACTCTCTATTACATTTTTCCTAATGCTTTTTGCAAATAGCCGCTATGCGTTTGCTGCATATCGAACATTCTTATTAGCAAATCTAGAACATTACCATATACTAAATAATAGTGGAGACAATAATAATGTCTTCGTAGGTGGTAGGCAACGTCGAGCCTGCTAAATTATGTGAGCGCCGTGGTAAAGACGGCAAGCATTAGGAGAAATAAAATGGACGCACTCACCTTATGGAGCCTGACCGGGTTCCTATTCGCTGCATACGCAGTTATTGCCAATGATTCAGTACAAACTCTCGGTACATGGATGGCATCAAACAATGAGAGATTCAACTATAAAACATTATGGATTGCAGCAAGTACAGTATTACTTGCAACCTTGTGGTATGGTTGGAGTGTAAATGGTGGTGACATCAGTTACGGAAGATTGAATAAAATACCGTGGCAAGAGATACAGTGGTATCATGCGGCTGCACCGGGCGTACTTGTATTACTAACAAGACTAGGCGTACCGGTATCAACTTCCTTTTTAGTGTTGAGTGCTTTTGCAAGTACTTTTGTGCTAGAAAAGATGTTGATGAAAAGCATCATGGGATACGGCATCGCAGCTATATTTGCATACGGTGTATGGTATTTTGTAAGTAAGTACTTAGACGAAAGTGCTCCGGTACAAGAGAAGAATAAAAACTATTGGCGTTTTGCACAATGGTTTGCAACTGGAGGCTTGTGGTGGACTTGGTTGTCACATGACATGGCTAACATTGCAGTGTTCCTTCCACGACAAGTTCCGTTGGACTTAATGTTCTTAGTCAGTATTGTATTTGTAGCCGGACTGTTCTTTATGTTTAAAGAACGAGGTGGTAAGATACAAGCAATCGTATTAGAAAAGCACAACACTAGGTATGTACGTAGTGCTACTTTAATTGACTTGTTCTACTGGTTATGTTTGTACTTCTTTAAGGAAATGAATGATATACCTATGTCAACTACTTGGGTATTTGTTGGTATGCTTGCAGGACGTGAACTTGCTATTGCATCGTTTACTGGCAAGATGAAGTTTAAGAGTGTGTTTCCATTGGTAGCACGTGACTTCCAGAAGATGATGATTGGACTAGGTGCGTCAGTAGCTATTGTGCTAATGATTCACTATGTGTTAATACCAAACGGTTATTAATACCTGAAGGGGTTGTGTTCGACGACACAGCCTTTTCTCTTGACTGCGTTTTGGTAAAATTAAGACTTGACTTCTATTAGTAGATCCAGTATAATGTAACACATAAGCAGAGCAGAGGAGAATATGAGTAACGTGAGAAAAACAATATTAACAGACGCAGATGGCGTACTACTAGATTGGGAATGGGCGTTTAATTGTTGGATGGGACAGCATGGTTTTGAACTTGCTGAAGGATACCAATTTGAATACGATATCGGACAACGATATGGTATTTCTAAAAACCAAGCTCATAAATTAATTAGGCAGTTTAACGAAAGCGCAAGCATAGGCTTCCTGCCTCCGCTAAGAGATGCAATGTACTATGTAAAACGATTGCATGAAGAACATGGCTATGACTTTATATGTGTAACATCTTTAAGCAAGAACAAAGATGCCTGCGAACTTCGTAAAATGAATTTACGCAAGCTATTTGGCAAAAGCGCATTTACAGGGTTTACATTTTTAGGCACTGGTGCTGACAAAGACGAAGCTCTTGCTAAATGGAAAGACAGTGGCATGTGGTGGATAGAAGATAAGCCTGCGAACTGTATAGCAGGACTTAACGCAGGACTTAAACCTATCCTAGTAGAACATGGTCATAACATGGATAACACTAACCCGGCAATTACTGTATGTAAAAACTGGAAAGAAATTTACACTACTATCATAGAAAGGGACAAGGTTTGAAAATGAAAATAATCGCAGGGAATGCAAATATACCCCTCGCACAAGGAATTGCAGAACATTGCTTCGCTAAGTTAGTGCCAGCAAATATAACAACATTTGCTGACGGAGAAACTAGTGTTGAGTTTGAAGAGAATGTAAGAGGTGAAGACGTCTTTATTGTACAAAGTACAGCTACTCCAGTAAACGATAGTTTAATGGAATTGTTAATTATGATTGATGCTGCACGTAGGTCAAGTACCAAACGTATTACAGCAGTCATTCCGTACTTTGGTTATGCAAGACAAGATCGTAAGAGTGCAAGTCGTACTCCTATTACAGCAAAACTAGTTGCTAATCTATTAACAACTGCCGGCGCTGATAGAATCCTTACAATGGATTTACACGCAGGACAAATACAGGGCTTCTTTGATATTCCGGTGGACGATTTAACAAGCCGTATGGTATTTGCTAAAGACATTAGACGAAGCATAGGATTAGTTGACGAGCCAGAGCTTAATCAAACCGGAACAGTATTTGTAAGTCCTGATGCAGGTGGTGCTGTTAGAGCTCGTAAGTTTGCAGATATGTTTGGAGGCGATATTGCTATTGTAGACAAGCGTAGACCGGAAGCAGGCAAAAGCGAAGTAATGGCTCTCATTGGTGAAGTTGAAGGTAAACATGCAATCTTAGTTGATGATATTATTGACAGTGGCGGTACACTTGTAAAAGCAGCTGAAGCAATTATGAAAGCAGGAGCATTGTCAGTTCGTGCATATATTACACATGGTGTATTAAGTGGCGAAGCATGTCAAAAGGTTGAAAAGAGTCAGCTAGTTGAACTTGTGATAACAGATTCAATTGCTAACCGTTGTCCTAAGAGCTATAAAAAAACAAGGCAAGTTAGTGTTGCTACACTGTTTGGTGAAGCAATTCGAAGAGTATCGAATGAAGAAAGCGTTAGTAGTTTATTCGGCTAACGCTGATTCTATGTGTTTGATGTATTCATCTATGCTATGATCTGAGAAGCTGTCTATTTTACCTTGCTTCAACCCCATCCAGATACCACGCCACTTGTCTTTGAATAGTTGCCAACCAGTAGGAGTACGAATTAGACCGTAAGCATTAAGATAGTTCTCAGTGCCATGATGTTTAAATCCTAGGAATGCAGGCGGAACAGTAGTAACTATGTCGTTGTTGTTCTTCCATCGGTGGTGAATGACACCTAAACTGTTACAGTAACCTTTCCAACCAACTCTTGGAGAACCGTAAGTGAATAGTTCAATTGGATCGTTAAGTGCGCCGTCAAACTTTGCTCTTGACGACATAATAGTAGCCATTGCCGCACCTAGGGAGTGTCCGCAGAACCAAAGTTCCTTCTTCAAGTTTGCTTTTCTATCAATATCTTCTTTAATCATTGGCCAAAGTTCGTCTACTTCTGCTTTAAACCCTCTATGTACTCGTGATACTGTTTCAGCTAGTACTGGCAACGCTTTTAAATCTGCTTTAAGATCGTTAAATTCTGTTGGTTGTGTTCCTCGGCATGCAATCACTAAGTCAGCTTTGCTCATAAAACGGTACGCTTGTGCTCCGTCCTTGTCGTAAAACTCAGTGGTTGTAAATCCTAAAACTTTTGCTTGCTTTTTTGCTACGTCTATGTTATTATATGCAAGTTGCGATAGCTTGGCAAATAGCAATGATTTTTGTAAATGGTCTAAATCCTTTATACTTTTCATTTATGTCCCCAGTTATGTAATTCATGTATAACAATATTTATTAATTATTTCACTAAATACTGTATCGGAGTAATGTTAATATGAGAAAGAAAACTAGAAGTATATTAGACGAGCTTAATAATTTAGGCCGAGCGCATGATAACGATCGTCTATTGGAAGCTACAGCAAACAATATAATTGAAAGTTCAATTAATCTTTTAAATAGGATTAGCGATACTTACGATGAAACTACAGCTGGTGAACTTGAACGTCGGTTTATTAATTCCATAAAGAGTGGCGATGCTAGAAAGTTCAAGCGCGGTATACAAAAAGTAATTGAGGGTAAAAATAATGATTCTTAAAGAAGGCGGCAATGTGTTCAAAGGCGCAGATGGCGTACCAGTAACACAACGAATTAATAAAGCAGATGTTGATCCAACACTTGCATGGTTAGAAAAGATTACTGGTATTCCCCACAAAGATTTTAAACTAGGAAGCACTGGTATTAGAAGCACAAGTGGCGACATGGATATTGCTGTCAACCAAGGCGAAGTAAACAAAGACGATTTAGTTGCTAAACTTCATGCTTGGGTACAAAAGAACAAACCAGGTGAAGACGTTAAGAGCTGGGTAAGAAAATCAGGAATCAACGTACATTTTAAAACTCCTATCAACGGTAACGAAGCAAACGGCTTTGTACAAACAGACTTAATGTTTGGTAACCCAGAATTTATGATGTTTTCATTACGTGGCGCAGGAGATGACACACCGTACAAAGGTATGCATCGTATGTTGCTTATGGCAAGTATAGCAAAAGCACAAGGCATGAAGTGGTCCGCTAACAAAGGATTGCTTGATAGAGAAACTAATGAATTAATTACTGCTGTACCAGATGAGATAGCAGAAAAGATGCTAGGACAAGGTGCAAGACGTAATGACTTAGACAGTGTCGAAAGCATACACGCAAAGATTAAAGGCAGACCAGACTATGAAGCACTAGTAGCTGATGCTAAAGATGCATTTGCAAGAGACAACTTAGCATTACCTGAAACTGTTGAAGAAAGTTTAGCAGACAGGCAATTAACAAGAATTATTAATTCTGCAGGAGTTTTAGTAAGATGAGGTTTGTAGAATTTAAACAACAAACTAACACAATGCTGACTGAAGGAGCTCGTATTGAACACCTAGAAGATCTTGTGTTCAGAGAAAACCCACCTAGTAAAGGTGCTAGTCGTGCTTTACAAAGTCTTATTAATATGGAGCAAGGCGGACATACAGATGTTACAGTTAAATGGGATGGAAGTCCTGCAGTAATATTTGGTCGTGACGACGAGGGCAATTTTATATTTACAGACAAGTCAGGATTTACCGCAAAAGGTTATGACGGAAAAGCAAAGTCAGAAAAAGATGTAGAAACAATGTTAAAGAATCGTCCGGGATATGCAAAGAATCCAGAAGGTTATGGCGAACTAATTGGTAACATGAAATCTGCATACACAGCATTTGAAAAAGCAACACCAAAAGACTATAGAGGATTCTTTAAAGGTGATATGCTATATTTTAATAAACCAGCAACTAGTGGAACTAACTATGTATTCAAACCAAATATAGTTGAGTATATAGTAGCACAAAATTCAGATCTAGGTAAAAAAATTGGCGTAAGTAGTGTAGGTATTGTTATACACAGGCAAGTAAGTGCTGACGGAACTGAAGGTCCTTTATCACAAAGTGGTATATTTGAAGGCAACGAAGTATTAGTAGTTCCGCCAGTTACAGTATCAGATGCACCTAGTATTGACGATTCAAGTGTAAAAGAATTAAAAGCAATAATATCTAAAGATGCTGCTGCAATGGATACATTGCTTGATATGAACAAACTTACAGAAATAAAATTAAAAAAATTACCAGAAGTATTCTACTCATACATGAATAGTAAAGTAGACACTGGGTTAGATAATTTAGGTGGCGACTTCTTAGATTGGGTACAACAAAGGCCTCAACTAAGTGGTGCAGCTAAAAAGAAGATTGCTGAATATATAGCAGACAATCAACAAGGCTTTAAGGCACTATGGGAAGTAGTTGCAAAGATACAACAAGTTAAAGATGACGTTATCACACAACTTGATAATCAACCAGGCGTACCTGTTAAACAGAGAATGTCTAGTGATGATGATTCAGTAGATGGCGGAGAAGGATATGTACTAGCACATCCAGAAGGCGACATAAAACTTGTTCCAAGAAAAACTTTTAGTAAATACAATAGATCAGTTCAACGATAAGGAGAAACTAATGAAAATTAATGAATTTGTAGAAGCAGAATTTGACCCGGAATATAACCCCGAGTTTGACCGTCATGGTAAAGAATTAGACAGTGACGACGGAGATGACCTAACTAACTTCAAACAAGAAGCTATGCAAGTACAGCTTATGAAAATATCCGACTCAGCAGATGATGAGAATATTAAAAATCCTGTACGTACAGTAGTAACTGACGATGGAAAAACACATAGAGTTGAGCATAACGAAGCTGAAGCATTACTTAGAATTCTAGGTGCAAACATCAAACCGCAAGTAAAAATCAAAATAATGAAAGACCTGCAAACGTCTAAAGGACTTGATACGATGTTAGCGTTTGTACACAAAAATAAGTACGTAAAATAATATGGACTTTATTAAAGATCTTCACGAAGCGAGAATGACTCGCAATGCAAACAATCAACGAGTACTAACGTACACAGATTGCTGTGAGCGTCTTTACCTTTCTTTATTAGTGCTAGAACTGTTAGATAAGTTTCCTTCACATAAAGCAAAAGCAAAAGCGTATGCTAAACTAACTGCCACACATGATAACTATAAGTATTTTAGAATGTCTGGCACTGACTTGTATAACTTTATACACTTTGTAACAGGTGATGACGTTGCTCTTGGCAAACTTAAAAACCCTGGGTCAGCACTAGCAACACGCAAAACAACTACACTGCCTACAATGGCAGTTAATCGTTATATAACAACTGTAGGAAATAATACTAACAAAAATGCATCTCAAACTTTTATTAAAGTAGAGTCGTCGTTGCGTATTACTAATACAGATTATAAAGCAATAAGACGTGGACTGTTTAATTTAAGCAACATGACTCCAATTGAGATTAAAAAGTTAGTAACTAGATTGCTTATTGCATCAAGAGCTAAACTACGTAGTTCAGATATTATTACATACCTAGAAGCATTAGCGTCAGATAAGAATTTAGAAGTAAGTGGAGTTGCTGACAACGAGCCAACAGTAAGTGTTCCGGACATATCAACAACAGGTAGAGACTTACAAATGTATAGATACTTTGTAGGTACTGAAAACTTACAACTTACTAAGAAGTTTTTAGAGCTTGCTAAAGCAGGCAAACCTATTCCTGCTCAAATGGTACAAGCATACTTACCAGCTATTAAAATGCTGGACGATATAGTAAAAGCAGGCCCTAGCTTTGTATCTGCGGTGCGAAACACGCACAATAGAGCCAAAAAGTACCTAAAATAAACAGTTTTTTGACAAAAGGCTAAATACATATAACAACTTCACGGAGAGTGAGGATTGTCCATTAACATTATAGGAGATATAAAATGGCAGAAGTAACTTCAAACGCAAAAGCATTAGCTGGTAACGGAATCGGTCCACGTACTAGAATCATTAACCTTGCTAAAACAAATATGACACAAGCTGAATTAGATGCGGCACTAACGTACCTAGCAGCTGGTGACGTTGCAGGCACAAACGATGCACACAGCATTGCTGGTGTAAGTGTACTAACAGAATCAGGTGTTTTCACAACTGGAACAACTGACGCAGTACAAGTAGCAATTCAAGGAACAGGCGCAGCAACTATGGCGTCAAACTTTGGTACAGGCTCAACTGGAATCACAGCTACATTGATTGCTGAATTCATCGACTAATTCTAACTACCTTAGAATCGTGATTATGGCCCACGGGCAGGCGTCACACTAAAAGCTCACTTTTACAGTGAGCTTTTTTTTGTCTGTTAAATACAGTATGATGCAAAAGTTTATAATACAAACATTGATAGACATTACAAACACAGGCCTACACAGGGGTACTGATAGAAAAAAAGTAAACCAACAACAAAATTTTAATACTACTATTAATACAATAGGATTAAGACTTAACTGTATGCCTATCAGTGTTACAAATAAAAAACAAAGCATTACTAACCTTGGCTTTGGGTCTTTGTACAAAGGATCACAAATGGTTTGGACGTTTGAATTTGGCACTGAGTTTTATGGTGGACTAACTATTGATATGTTAGAACAAGACTTTCATTTAATTCCGGTAATAACACGCTTAAATGAGACAATTAAAATAAATACAAGTGTACTAGATACAAGTGGCAATGCTACTCGTAACATTACTTTTAAGTGTGTAGATAATGATTCCTCGGAGTCATACTAAATACTATGAAGGCAAAAAGTACTACTATACTGCACAACATTTTTAGGCATCCACAACACATTAAGGCCAACTTGAGAGTTTACTTAATCAACCTGCTGAGCGTAGGTGTTACAGAGAGAATATAAAAATGGCAACTGCCTTAGAAAAGAAAAACCTAGAAGCACACGTTGATTTATGCCAACAAAGGTATGAAGCATTAGAAGGCCGCCTTTCCAAGATTGAAGAAAAGGTAGAAGCTATCCACAGTGATATGCAAGAAGGCCAAAAGAGTATGACAAAAGTACTCATCGGCACAGCTGGCACAATCGTTGCTGGTTTACTTTCCACAATAGTCGTTATATTACTAAACCTATCTTAACTCGATAAATAACATTGTTATGTTATTAAGAGAATTTATATCCATACCCGAAACAGAAGACGCAGATCTAGATGAAAAGCAGATCTGGGCAAGGTCTGGCAACAACGTTGTACGCAAGTATCGTTGTTCCGGAGGCAAGCGTCATGGGCGAATAGTAGCAAAGATGGCACAATGCTTTGCTGCACCAAACATGAAGAAGCGCATGGCAATGAAAAAACTTAGAGCTAAACTAGGTGCTAGGATGGTGCGTAAAGCAAGAAAAACTAAACGTACTAACAGAGCTTCAAAGGCAGTTCAAAGATTAAATAAGATGTCGAGAAGAAGATGAGATTCATAGAACTACAAGATATTGAAGAAAGCTATGTTCAAATCATGGGACGTAAGGACGGTAAGAACGTTCGCAAATATCGTTGTACATCAGGTACACGTAAAGGCAGAATCGTCGCTTCTCCAACTACATGCACAGCACCAAGGAATGTTAAGAAATCTTCAACAATGAAGACAACTAAACGTAAGCAAGGTTCTATAATTGCAATGAAGACAGGAAGACGTAGAGCTACAGGAGCTGCAAGTCAACGTTTGAATAAGTTAAACGTTCACTATCGTAGTAAGATTAAGCCTAAAGCTAAACGTACATCTTTAAAAAGGAAGAAAATATAATGAAGTTTGACGAATTCAAAAATGAAGCAATTGATAACTTAATTAAAAAGCATAATCTATCTGAGCAACAGATAGATGAAGTTCTTCCAGCTATCGGAATGGCAATTAAAGCCGTAGCAAAAGGTATCGGAGCAAAGTCTGCACAAGCAGGAGCTCAAGCCGCAAAGAAAGTCGGCGCCGCGGCAGTTCAAGGCGCACAAGGAGCAGGCAAAGGCCTAGCTTCTAAAATTGCAACTAAAAACGCAAACACACTCAAGAAAAGCATTTTAAAGAAAGGTATGAAACTACCTATTCCGGATGCAAAAGGAAACGCCCAATCATTTAAGATTGACGATGTTAAAGGGGACGAAGTAACATTATCAAATCCTAAGCCACTACCAGGCGAACCAATCAAAACAGTACACAAGCAAAAAGCATTAGATCCTATTATTCAAGGATTAGTGAAGTAATATGAAATTCAACGAATTGATTAAAGATTTTACTATTGCCAGAAGCAATGAAGAAACAAAAGTTTTAAAACTTATGACTGATATTATGCCTTATGACAGCTTCTCAGAAAGAGAGCAAGTCATAATTGACGGCCTAATACGTAAAAGTCTTGTAAGTAAAGTGTACAATAAAGGTTCTATACTGGTGGTGATGAATGACAAAATATTCTAAGGCGACATTAAGCGACGAACTTGAGGATCTAATCAACAAGCAACTTGATACAAGTTACTTTCCTTATGTTAAAGGAAATAGCATACGTATTGGACAGTTTGTAGTAAGAGAAAACAAGCGTGGGTACTTTTTAATTTACGATAGTAAAGAGAACAGACAAATGGCAAAGACGTTTTGTAAGACGTCAGCTGTTGCACTTGCAAAGACTTATATTAAAGATGATCCTAGGCAAGTTAAAGAAATAGAACGGTTGGATGATATTATAGCAAGAAACTTTAATGATGCTATTTTTTATAAACATACTATACGTACTACTAAAGAAGAGATACGTAAATTTGTAGCACTAACACGTTACGATTTGGCGGCACAAAAAACAAGAGAAGCCAAGGAACTTTTGGATAGTTATATCTACTACTGAGATAAATAACTATAACAAACTTATACATAGGTTCAACTATAGGAAGAGATCATGAACATTAGAGAAATTTCAAAACCAGTAACGGCAACGTCGTTAAACGAAAGTCTAGCTAAAAAATTCGGTGCTCGCATTGACATCGATGCTTTCACAACAGAACAACTTCAAGACGCACGTAACAGAGTACGTACTAGTCTTAGTCAAGTAGAAACCAACGAAGGTTTTAGCACAGTACATACAGAAGAATATCAAAAGTCAAAACTCTTCCTTGACGTTTTGAATGCTGCTATTATTGAGCGAACAGATGTTGTTGACGAAGCAGGCAAGCCAGACTTTTTAGACTTAGATAAAGATGGTGACAAAAAAGAACCAATGAAAAAAGCTGCAAAAGACGCAGGTAAAGGCGAAGGTAAGAAACCTAAAAAAGGCGTAGTACCTCCACAGTTCCAAAAGAACGAATCAGTTATTAAAGAAGGCGCTGAAGAAGCTGCTGAACTTGTAATGGCTTCCAAAGATATGGTAGACAAGATTACAGGTTGGATGGAAGACACAGCAGAAATGCAAACTGAATCAATGCTAGAACTAGCTGACAGCATTAGAGACGAAATGGGCTCAGAGAAATCAGAAGCATTTACAGCATTAGTTAAGCCATCACTTGAAGCACTTTACACTTCATTAGAAGGAACACGTGAAGCACTTACAGGTGGCGTTACATTACTTACAGGCGAAGGCGATATGCCAACACCAATGGGTACAGATGACGAAATGGGTGACGAAGTTGATC